CGATTGGCTCCACGGCAGTATTCACCTGTGTAGCCGCTAACGAGTGGCACTTTGTCTTGGATGGCAAAGCGATTGGGTCGGGCAAAGCTGACGCAATTGCATATTCAACGGCATAAGCCAATTTGCTGAAAAATACCGCCGGCAACTTTTTGAGATTTTCGGTTTAGAGAAAAAACAGAAGAACCCCCAGCACTCCTGGGGGTTTCTCTTTTTGTAAACTATTTACATCAGCGGGAGAACCATTGAATGCCAACGCAAGCCTTAAATCCTAAATCAAACACCAGCACAGTAGTATTAACCTCGACAGGAAGCGCAGCCCTTGTTGCTGCCGCAGTTCCGTTTGGGATATATACGGGATCCACCGATTTCTTAAGCGGAGCATCGTTACAAGTTAGTTATGTATATAAAAAGCTTGGTGGTGATGTTGTAGATATCGAATTAACCCCGGCAAATGTTTATGCCGCGTATGAAGAGGCAGTATTGGAATATTCTTATATTGTTAACTTACATCAAGGAAAGAATATATTACCAAGCGTTTTGGGGAATCAAACGGGGACATTTGATCACAAGGGGGATCTCGCCAGTGGTCCGTCTAGCGTCAACCTTAGATATCCCAGATTTCAAGTTGCCCAGGCGCGCAACATTGGCGATGCTGCCTCCACTCTCGCCAACATGGGGGGAACTAACCCCATTTATTCGGCTTCGTTTGCGCCGACCAAAGATAAGCAAGATTACGATTTGCAAACCATCATATCGGGTGCATCTGCCACGGGACTTGATGATGGAGGTAAAGCCGTTGATTATGCTGGCATGGTTGAGGACAACAGGGTAATCATTACAAAAGTCTTTTTTCGGTCTCCTCGCGCAATGTGGCGTTTTTATGGATACTATGGGGGCGTTGGGGTTGTAGGCAACTATTCCACATATGGGCAGTTTGCAGATGATTCAACATTTGAGATTATTCCGACATGGCAAAATAAGATGCAGGCAATAATGTATGAGGACTCCATAACTACTAGAACTTCAAATTATGCTTATGAACTTAAAGATAATATGCTAAGATTGTTCCCTACGCCAAGTTATTGGGGATATGACGAAACAGAACGAATTTGGGTTCAGTTTTATGTAGATTTTAAAAATGCGTGGGACGAGAATGCCAGATATGATGATGGACGAAAGGGCATAAATAACTTAAACACAGTACCGTTTGACAATGTTCCATACGCCAATATTAATGCGATAGGAAAGCAGTGGATTAGAAAATACTGTCTTGCGCTCTGCAAAGAAATGCTTGGGCAAATTCGTGGTAAATTTACTACGATGCCCATTCCCGGCGACACCGTAACATTAAATCATTCCGAATTACTTTCACAGGCAAAAGATGAGCAAGAAGCTTTAAAAACTAAATTGACGGAAATTCTTGATTCCGTTACATATCCAGAATTAGCCAAGACAGAAACCGAAATGGCAGAAGCAGCAGCATCCACCTTCAAAGCCACCCCTCTTCCGATATTTGTAGGATAATAGATGAATGGCAAATGAATGGAAAAGACCCGATGCGCCACCTCCTCCTCTTTTCTTTGGAGAGAAGGAGAGGAATCTTGTTAAACAGGTAAATGATGAATTAATTGAAAAAGTCATCGGACAACAGATATTATATTATCCGATTGATATCGAAAGAACAGATTTTCATGAATTATACGGCGAAGCAGTTGAAAAAACATATTTGCCTCCGATAAGAATTTATGCTTTGGTTGAATTTACTGATTATTCTACAACATATATGGATAGCGCCGGAATCGATAGGTCGTGGGAGATCAATGTACATTTCCACAAGCGACGACTCGAAGAAGATCAAAACATGTACGTTCGCGAAGGTGACTTCGTTTTATATGGAGATTATTATTACGAGATAGTTAAGTTAGCAGAACCTAAACTCTTATTTGGTCAAGCCAAACAGGCTTTTGAAATTTCTGCAAGATGCTTGAGGGCGAGGAAGGGACTATTTGATGCTACCTGATAACTTTGATTTTGCCATGCTGCCCGCGGGTTCCAATTATAATTTGGAAGAGGTAGGAATGCTAGCATCGAGCATAGAGACCATAGATTATGCCATGGTATCGTGGTTAAAAGAAGATTTAAGATTAAGCGCCAACACGAACGAGGGATTTACCAAGGTTCCAGTACTGTGGCAGGCCCCCGAGCGCTCTTTTCAGATTAAACATGAAAAATCTCTAAGAGATGATGCTGGAGCCCTAAAACTTCCACTGGTTAGCATTGAGAGAACTGGCATTGTTAAAGATCCAGCACGAAAGGGCACTTTCCAAGCGCAGGTATATTCTGAAGATAAAAACGGCAGAACCGGTAGAATGATCATAGCAAAGAAGATTGTACAAGATAAAACTCGCAATTTTGCTGTCGCAGACGGAACAAGGACCAATACAGGAGCCGCCAGGCAGCGATATTATCCAAGAGTAAATAAAAAGATTGTTGTTAAAACATTGTCAATTCCAATTCCTGTTTATGTGAACGTGGATTATAAAATTGTCATCAAAACTGAATACCAAACACAGATGAACGATTTGGTTGCTCCATTTATAGCCAGAACTGGTCAAATAAATGCTTTCGTCATGTACCGCAATGGGCATCTATATGAGGCATCTATAGATCAGGGCTTCGCACATAGTAATAATATTGCTAGTATGGGTGAAGATGCGAGAATGTTCACAACGGAGATTACTATTAAGGTTTTGGGGTATTTAATAGGGGAAGGCGAGAATGACGATAGACCAATTGTAAGGGTGGAGGAAAATATTGTAGAAATTACCTTTCCCCAAGAAGGAATTGTCAAAGATCCCGAGGGATTTATTAATTTTACATCCTGAACTGAAAGTTCGCTTTTCTTCTGGATTCCCCCGCCTTTTGAAGTTCAAAATACTATTTAAACTATGATTGTACCGCAATTAAATCCCATTATTTAGAAGCGAGGAACCACATATGTCAGTAAAAAACTTTAAATTCGTATCTCCTGGGGTGTTCATCAACGAAATTGATAACTCCTTTATTCCAAAATCAGCCGAAGCTATCGGACCAGTAGTCATTGGTCGATCCAGACGCGGAATGGCGATGCAGCCTATAAAAGTTAGTGCATATTCTCAATTTGTCGAAACGTTTGGAGAAACTGTTCCTGGTAATGGTGGTGGCGATGTTTACCGCGACGGAAATTATCAGTCCCCGATGTACGGTACATATGCAGCCAAAGCATTTTTAAATGCAAATGTGGCTCCCCTCACTTATATTCGCCTTTTGGGACAAGAAGATACAAATGCCACCGCAACTGGTAAAGCCGGCTGGCAGACCTACAATACGACCCCAGCGGTCAGCGCCGAAGACAATGGTGGTGCATTCGGCATGTGGGTGTTTGCAAGTTCATCTATCGCGGGGGCTGCAAATAACAATCTTGGAAGCGGCAGACTTGGCGCAATATTTTATGTGAACCAGTCAGGTTCCGTTGAATTAAGTGGTACTTTGGTACAAGGCCAAGCAGCGTCCGCCGAATTGGGACAAGGCGTCGGCAAGGTTATTGCTGCGGATAGCAATTACTTATTCACAGTTGTGGCTTCTAGCTCAACTGCTAGCCGAACCAGAAAAATTCAATTTAACTTTGATGATCAGGGGTCATCTTTCATTAGAAAGCAGTTCAATACGAATCCACAATTGTGCAGCCCCGCCGGTACTTTTTATGCTTCTACGGCCGCCGAAGATTATTGGCTTGGCGAGACATATGAACAAGAGCAATTACGTCGCAGTCTTGTCGGTGTCGCCGCCTATGCTGTAATTCTTCCGATTGCTCAAAACGTTAGCCCAACCCTAGGGCCCCACAAGATGCGAATTCCTTCCAAAGAGGCCAAAGCAGGCTGGTTTATCGGACAGGATCTGGGCACCTACGGGAGTTTCCAGCCGCAAGACCAGCAAAAGCTTTTCCGCTTGATCGGTCGCGGACACGGAGAATGGTTGCATAAGAATTGCAAAGTATCAATTGCAAACATTAGGCAGCCCACATCAACCCTTACTGATTATGGTACATTCTCGGTGGTAATTAGGGCAATAGGAGATACCGACAACAATGTACAAGTTATGGAAAGGTTCGATAATTTGACCCTCGATCCTTCATCTCCAAACTTTGTTGCTAGAATAATTGGAGATCAGTATACGGCTTGGGATTCAACAAATAGAATGCTGAAGACATATGGTGAATTCCCCAATCAATCAAGATTTGTGTATGTTGAGATGAATTCCGACGCCGAAGCCGGCGCCACCAACGAATCACTTTTGCCCTTTGGGTATTTTGGACCTCCGCAATTCAAGGCGACGGGAGCCATTACCGGTAGTTATACGGATACCGCAATTGACGATACGTTCATTTATTTCCCGACGCCTTCCCTCCTCGGTGCAGATTCTAATGCGATCCTTTCCGGAAGTCCCAATGCCAGCGAAAGCGGCGTCGGCTCCGTCACTGGTTCTCTCAAGTTCCCCACCACACTCTTACGATTGAGTGCTTCAGATGGCGGCATGTCGGATCCGAAGAATGCTTATTTCGGAATGCAGACCACCCGTACCGCAGCATCGACAGTAAATATGCCGGGGATTGGGGATTATCACAGACTGCTTTATGGTGATTTTCCAGATGATCCTACCTCATATGCCTCACAGAATCCAAGTCAGCTTTCTGGCGCTTCGGCATGGAATTATATGTTCTCCATGAACGATATAGTAAAAACTTCCGCAGGCGATTATTTCTGGCTCTCTGGTTCTCGCATGGCTGGTCGCAGCAACACATGGTCGACCACACTTAGCGATGGATATAGAGGATTTACGGCTCCCTTCTGGGGCGGCTTTGATGGATTTAATATCCTAAATCCAGATCCGATGTACAACGGTGGAATGACAAGTACTTCTACTGAAACAACTGATTATATTTATCATACATGGAGAAGGGCTATCGATACTGTTGCCGATCCCGAGTTTATTGACATGAATATCTTGACTGCTCCTGGGCTAACGTTGGAGGGGTTGACCACCCAACTGGTAAGGACTTGCGAAGAGCGAGCGGATGCCCTTGG